GTCAGATGACAGCTTACAAACAAGGGAAGACCCGCAAGGGTTCCTATGCCGCTTACATGGATGTCAGTCACCCAGACATCGTGGAATTTATTGGTATCAAGATACCGACAGGCGGCGACTCAAATCGTAAATGTTTCAACCTATTTAATGCAGTCAACCTCACGGATGATTTTATGACTGCTGTGGAGAAAGATGATGAGTGGAAACTCAGAGATCCCTATGACGGAGCTGTTAGAGATACAGTCAAGGCTCGAAGCCTGTGGGAAGGAATACTCAAAGCTCGCTTCAGAACTGGCAGTCCTTACCTTAACTTTATCGACACAGCCAACCGAAGCCTTAACCCAAGTCAGAAAAAACTTGGACTCAATATTAATGGCTCTAACTTATGCAACGAGATACACCTCGTTACTAATGAAGAGCGAACCGCCGTCTGTTGCCTCAGCTCAGTCAACCTCGAAAAGTACGACGAGTGGGAAAACACAACCATGGTTAGAGACTTGGTCCGACTACTGGACAACGTCCTGCAATTCTTTATTGAAAACGCTCCGAAAGAGTTAGGAAAAGCAATCTACTCAGCAACCATGGAACGGTCTATCGGGTTGGGAGCTATGGGATTCCATGGCTACTTACAACAACAAAACATTCCATGGGAGTCGTTAGTAGCGAAGTGGCGTAATGAAAGCATTTTTACAAAAATTAGGGCGCAAGCTGAAAAGGAAACCCGTCAGCTCGCAGTGGAGAAGGGCGAACCGGATGACCTCAAGGGAAGTGGACGACGCAACGCTCATCTTCTCGCTATTGCTCCTAATGCTAACAGTTCTATCATTTGTGGTTGCACCGCTTCTATTGAACCTCTGAAGTCTAATGCTTTCACTCACCGGACTCGTGCCGGAGCGCACCTAGTTAAGAATAAATACTTGGAGGCTCGTCTTGAGGAACTCGATAAGAACACAGACGAAGTCTGGAAAAGCATTATTAACAATGAAGGCTCAGTGCAGTCTTTGGACTTCCTCAGTGCCGATGATAAAGAGGTCTTCAAGACCGCGTTTGAGATTGACCAAGGTTGGGTCATTGACCATGCGGCAGATCGGCAACCAAGTATCTGTCAAGGTCAGTCGGTCAACCTCTTCTTCCCGTCGGGGTCGCCGTCGAGTTACGTCAACGCTGTACACATTAGAGCCTTCAAGAAGGGACTCAAAGGTGTTTACTACCTTCGTACTTCCGCAGGATATGAGGCAGACAAGGTGGGTCTCAGTGTGGAACGTGTTGCTCTTCAGGATGCGGAAGAGTGTCTGAGTTGCCATGGGTAAGCTCAAAGAAAAGCTACTCAAGATTTATCTCAAACTCTTGAAAGCTCAAGTCAACCGTAGTTGGAACAAGGCGAGAAAACACCACACTCGCTATTTGTCCCTGTCCCTAAAACTTAAAAGACATGAATCAATTAAGAAGGATATTCATAAAGGATGACCGCAAGAAAAACAACACCGGTTCAACCAACAGAGACTCCAAATGACGATTACAAAACTAAGGCAATCGTCGCCGCCGTACTAATAGGAAAGGGATCACCGATTCGATCCGCTCTCGAAAATGCCGATTGGATAGTGGAGTCACTGAAAAATGAGTCTTTTAGAGCCAAATAAAGCGTACAAACCTTTCGCGTATCCATGGGCAGTTCAGTTTGCTATCGATCACGAGAAGATTCACTGGGGTGAGTGGGAAGCCAAGCTACAAGAAGACGTAGCTCAATGGAAAGGCGGAAAGCTCGACTCCGAAGAGAGGAATCACATCACACAGATTCTTCGTTTATTCACACAGTCAGATGTTCAAGTAGGAACCAACTACCTTGAATACTACATTCCTAAGTTCAAGAACAACGAAATCAGGGCGATGCTGTCCTCCTTCGTTAATCGAGAGTTCGTACATCAACGGGCGTATGCACTGCTTAATGACACCCTTGGTTTACCAGAAGAAGAGTTTGCATCGTTTGCCTACGTAAAAGAGATGAAAGATAAACTGGATTTCATGGGTGAAATTGATGTTCACAGTCATAGCGGGACTGCGTTAGCTATCGCCCGCTCTGTCATGAATGAAGGTATGTCCCTGTTCTCAGCATTCGTCATGCTCCTCAACTACCAACGCTTCGGAAAGATGAAGGGTATGTGCGAGATCGTAGAGTGGTCGATTCGTGATGAGACGATGCACTGCGAGGGAATGGTCAAGTTGTTTAGAGCTTTCTGCGATGAACACCCAAGGATTGTCACAGATGACTTTAAAGCAACTATCTATCAGATGTTCCGCAACGCTGTTGCACTTGAGGATAAGGTTATTGACCTATCGTTTAAGATGGGCAATGTGGAGGGCCTCACGCCTGAAGAGGTTAAGCAATATATCCGATACATCGCTAACCGCAGACTTACGCAACTTGGACTTAAACCCAACTGGACTAAGGTGCAGGATAACCCGTTACCTTGGCTCGATTGGGTTTTGAACGGGGATAGCTTCAAAAACTTCTTTGAAGGCACTGTCACCGATTATAACGCCAGTGGGATGGAAGGAGATTGGGGGTGGTAACACCCTCTTTTTCTTAAAGTTTTCGCTAAAGTTACACTATTGTCAGTAGGGGCGTTTAACCATCTATGGATTTATTAAATCGTAAATACTCTCTTTCTCAAGGACTTATTGAAGTTTTGCAAGAGATGTTCCCGAATCGCTTACCAGAAGCTCACATCACCTTAGAGGAGCTTCGGTATCAACAAGGTCAGCAGTCGGTAATCCACAAGCTGATTCAAATGTATGAAGATAATCAGGAGAACTAAATATGTGTTTAGGAGGAGGCGGTACGCCCGCACCCGCACCACCGCCCGCGCAAGCGGCACCGGTCACAGCGGCGGCACCCAAACTCGACACTAATGTTGGTGAAGAGGAGACTTCATCAGAGACTCAACAGAAGAAAGCAACTGGTAAGAAGGGATTGAAGATTCCTACTTCTAGCTCCGCTACTGTTAATAGTTCTGGCTCCGGTCTCAATATCCCACAAGGTTAATTAAATGTTAGAAGGCAAAGGCGTAGCAGACCGCTATGCACAACTCGAATCATCGAGAGATGCCTTTCTGCAACGAGCTAGAGATGCGGCTGAATTAACAATCCCGACACTTATGCCCCCTCAGGGTCATTCAGGATCGACTGTATACGCAACACCGTTTCAGTCTATCGGTAGTCGTGGTGTTAATAACCTCGCATCTAAACTGCTACTTGCATTGCTTCCTACAAACAGTCCGTTCTTCAGACTCACAATCGATGACTTCGATCTAGCTGTTGCTACACAAGGTCAGGCTGAACGTGGTGCTGTTGAAGAAGCTCTAGCCCGTATCGAACGTGCAGGTCTTCAGGAGATTGAAGCGTCTGCAATTCGTGTCCCCGTCTTTGAGGCACTCAAGCAGTTAATCGTTACAGGAAACGCACTCTTGTTCATGCCTTCGGATGACAAGGGCATGAAGGTCTACAGGTTAGACCGATACGTCACGAAGCGTGACACGATGGGACACGTCTTGGAAATTATTACCAAGGAATCTGTAAGCCCTCTCATGCTTCCTGAAGAAGTACGTATGCTCCTCACAAACCCAGAGGACTACAGCACTAAGGACTACGAGTTATACACCCATGTCTGCCGCAAGGACGACAAGTGGGAAGTGTTCCAAGAAGTCCAAGGTATTGAAGTTCCAGAATCTCGTGGTGAGTACAAAATAGATCAGAACCCGTTCATTCCTCTTCGCTTCATTCGTGTCGATGGAGAAGATTACGGACGAGGTTACGTCGAAGAATACCTTGGAGATCTGAAGAGCCTTGAAGCTCTAACCAAGGCAATCGTAGAAGGTTCTGCGGCATCCGCAAAGGTGCTGTTCCTCGTTCGTCCGAATGGCACGACGAAGGCAAGAAACCTCGCTGAGTCTCCTAACGGTGCAATCGTTACGGGCGATGCGAATGATGTATCAACACTCCAAGTCCAAAAGGGCGGTGACTTCCGAGTCGCTATGGAGTCTATGAACACCATTCAAGAACGACTCAACTTTGCTTTCCTCAACAACAGTTCTGTACAGCGTAATGCTGAACGTGTAACTGCTGAAGAGGTTCGCTTTATGGCACAAGAACTAGAGACTGCATTAGGAGGTATTTACTCCATCCTTTCTCAAGAGTTCCAACTGCCATTAATTAAACTTCTGCTCAAACGGTTAGAGAAAGACGGCAAGATGCCGAAGCTCCCTAAAGATACTGTGAAGCCTACTATTGTCACAGGCATCGAGGCTCTAGGCCGTGGACAAGACTTGAACAAGCTCGCTTCGTTCTTGCAATACCTACAGCCACTTGGCCCTGAAGTTATAGCGTCTGAAATGAATATTGATGACTACATCTCACGTCTTGCGGCCTCACTAGGTATTGATACTGGCGGTCTCATAAAGTCTCCTCAGCAGAAGCAACAAGAAGCTGAAAAAGCTCAGGCGGCGCAACAACAGATGATGATGCAACAGACTGCCGCGAATATGGCAGAACAAGCAACTGCGCCTTCGATCAATCAAGTCGGCAAGGCAATGAATAATCAATGACAGACAATGTAAACACTTTTGAGCAAACCTCAGATGCCCCAGAGGGACATGATGAGGCGATGATTGCTAAGGGCGAAGAATTAGAACAGGCCGGACAGCCTGAACGCCCTGATTGGCTACCAGAGAAATTCAACTCAGCAGAGGATATGGCACAAGCCTATTCCGAGCTTGAGAAGAAAATGTCTTCTGGACAGAAGGATGAACCACAACAAGAACAAACCGATAACAGCGTCGATCAATCTCCTACCGAGGTAGAAGAGGTTTTAGATGGTGCCGGTTTAGATTTTGCGGTCTTCCAAGATGAATATGCTGAACGCGGCTCACTTAGTGATGACGCTTATCAAGCATTAGACGAGGCAGGTTTTCCTAAGGGCCTCGTAGACTCATGGATTCAAGGGCAACAAGCTCTCGCATCGAGTCAAGTAAACACCGTCTACGAAACTGTAGGCGGCGAGGAAGCATATACTGACATGGTGTCATGGGCGGCAGAGAATCTCCCTCCATCAGACATCAATGCCTTTAATGCTTCAATCGACAGTGGAGACCCCGACATGATGCGGTTCGCCGTACAAGGGTTGTCAGCACGGTATCGTTCTGAAGCGGGTGTAGCACCTAAGCTAGTCAAAGGTGAGACAGCGGCCCCTTCAAGCGGAGCGTTTCAGTCTGTGGCTGAACTAAAAGCCGCAATGCGTGATCCTAGATACTCGACTGACTCCGCTTATCGTCAGCAGGTAGCCGCAAAGCTATCTAAGTCTGACGTTTTATAAGTCTGTCTCCTTGTCAGAGGGACCTTCGGGTCCCTTTTTTTATTATCGAGAAAGCAACACATTACTAACGATTACCTTTGGCCCTCTGCGGAGGACAACCTTAGAGAAAGGACGTGATGAACGCCGAGTCGAAATAACTTTTTTTAACTCTCCATTCATTACTTAAAGGTAACTCAAAATGGCACTTCCAAATCAGACCCCCTCACGGTTGGGTCAAGTAAATGCAACGGGCGATGACCGCGCTCTTTTTTTAAAATTATTCGCCGGAGAAATTCTTACAAGCTTCGAAGAGCGTAACATTTTCATGCCTTTGCACCGCAATCGCACGATCTCTAACGGTAAGTCTGCCCAGTTCCCATTGACAGGCATCGCATCAGCTAAGTATCACACCGCAGGTGAGATGATCGAAGCCGATACCATCAAGCATGGTGAGCGTGTCGTAACAGTAGACGATCTCCTGATCTCTAGCTCTTTCATCGCTCGCATCGACGAAGCTATGAACCACTACGACGTTCGTTCGATCTACACAAAAGAAATGGGCTATGCTCTTTCTAACGTAGCGGACAAGAACATCTCTCGCATCGTTGCTAAGGCGACTACTATTGTTGACGCTACTACAGCGGCGGCTCAGTTCGGTGACGACTTCGATGACGAAACGTACACTGCTAACGTCACTATCGGCACATTGACTGCTGATGCTTTAGACGGCGGTAAGATTGCGGCGGCTATCTATGCGGCTCTTGAAGAGTTCGACAAGAAAGACGTAACTGGCGAGAAAGTCTGTGTACTTCCTCCTGCTCAGTATTACGCACTGTTCGGTGCTGATTCTTCTGTCAACAACCTTGCTTACATGAACAGGGACGTTGGTGGTTCAGGATCATTGGCTACTGGCACAGTACCTATGATTGGTGGCGTGAAGATCCTCATGTCTAACCACATCCCACAAACTGATGAATCAACTACATCGGCTACGCCTGTGCCTTTGACTTCATCACGCGCTTCTGCGTACAAGGCTGACTTCTCAGCAGTACGTGGTTTGATCTTCACTCAAGACGCGGCGGCAACTGTCAAGTTGTTAGACCTCGGTGTTGAGTCTGAGTATCAGATTGAGCGTCAGGGAACACTTATGGTGGCTAAGTACGCCATGGGTCACAACATCTTACGTCCTGCTTGCGCTATCGCATTACAGGCCGCGTAATCCCAGAGGGGGCCTTCGGGTCCCCTTTTTTTTCATTGGAGAAAAGTATGTCTAAAGGACTATACGCCAACGTCCACGCCAAGCGTAAGCGTATCGCTAACGGATCGGGCGAAAAGATGAGAAAGGTTGGAGCCTCAGGCTCACCAACAGCAAAGAATTTCAAGGACTCCGCTAAGACTGCGAAGTACAAAAAGTAAGGACAACACAGCATGACACCAACTACCAAGCTAGAAGCTGTCAACATCATGCTCTCAACCATTGGTGAGTCTCCAGTGAACAGCCTCTCCTCTGGCTTGGTTGATGCTGAATTGGCAGAAACAATCTTAGATGCCACTAGCCGTTCTGTTCAGTCAGAAGGGTGGCATTTCAATAAAGAATATCAGGTTAAGTATTCCCCAGATCTTACTGGTGCTGTGCTTCTCCCAACCAACATCCTAAGAGCTGACGCATCGGAGCAACAAGACACGATCAATCGTGGACAACCTTTCGATTTGGTTCAGCGTGGGACAAAGATGTATGACCGAAAAAATCATACATACGTGATAAATAAAACGGTTGAGCTTGACGTTGTTGTCCAACTCGCCTTTGAAGAATTACCTGAGGTAGCTAAACGCTACATCACCCTGAAATCATCCCGTGTTTTCCAAGACCGTGTCGTAGGCTCTGGAACCCTCCATGGATTCAATCAAGAAGACGAAGCAACTGCGTACTTTGAACTGAAAGAGTTTGAAGGTGACTCAGGTGATTACACAATTTTTGATAGTCCTGA